GTGTTTATCAACGGCTGTTGTTTATTATTGTTTTACAAGGAGCAAAATGATTTGCTTAAGTGGTATAATTCATTTATGAAAAGGAGGCTATTCATAAATGATAAAAGAAAAACAGAAAATACGATATGCTATTTTAAAAGAAATTGAAAATGGAAATTATGAAAATCTTGATTGTGATATATTGGGAATTTCTAAAGAACAATTTAAAGAACAGTTAAATTTTTTGAAAAATGAAAGCTACATTGTCGGTGGAACTTACGGCGGAAATGATTTATTGCCTGATACTTATAGATTTTTAAAACTGACTGAAAAAGGCGAAATTTTTTTAACAGAGAACTCGACATTTTCTAAAACATATAAGATGGCAAAAGAAATTAGAGATTGGATAAAATAGGTGTAGAAGTAGAAGTCTGATGTATATCAGGCTTCTTTTATTTTGAAAGGAGTTTTATCTATGAATGAAAAACAATTAAGCGAGTTATTTAAATTGAATGAATCAAATCAAACTGCAGAGGCAACATTTTATGAAATGCAAAAAGGGCTAACATTAATCGCAAAGCAAGCCAAGTATTTCTATGATCAGCTTGTTATGCAAGGATTTACTGAAGAACAGGCAATGGAGTTTACGATGCGTACATTTAACACTAATAATGGTTAGGAGGATTGTTCTATGACTCTTAGAGCTGACAAACAAGGTGCTCATCGTGTTGCATTCGATAAGAATAGAAAGAGACTGCTTAAGACTGAGAATGTTTGTGGAATTTGTGGGAAACCAATCAATAAGAATCTGAAAGCTCCAGATCCAATGAGTCCAGTTATTGATCATATTATTCCTATAAATAAAGGCGGTCATCCTTCAGCGATTGAAAACTTACAGCTGGCGCATTGGACTTGTAACAGACAGAAGTCAGACAAACTATTTAATAATAAAAAAGAAGAACCAAAAGTAATTGGAAATAGGAACCTTCCTAAAAGGCTTGATTGGACTTTATACAGTGGTTAAAAAAAGTAGATATAAAAGATACTAAAAATAATTTTAAAAGCCGTGAGCGAGAGAATAAAGGGGGCATGCCTCCCCCAACGGTGGTTGCTTCGTACTTCACGCAGTCACTGTACATTTTTTCTCGCGCGAACTTTGAAAGGAGTTGATTAAATGGAATTGCAAGGCATTGAATACTTGCGAAATAAGTTAAATATCCACAAAAATCGTGTGGATACACGTTATAAGCAGTATGCCATGAAGTATAATGACAAGATGATCGGAATTACAATCCCACCAGCCATCAGATCAAAATATCGATCTGTTTTGGGTTGGTGTTCAAAAGGCGTTGATGCCCTCGCTGATCGTCTAGTTTTTCGTGAATTTGCTAATGATGATTTTGAAGTAAATGAAATTTTTCAAGCCAATAACCCAGATGTGTTTTTCGATAGCGCAGTGCTTTCAGCTTTGATTGCATCTTGCGCTTTTGTTTATGTCTCAAAAGGGGAGGATGATATACCGAGATTGCAAATAATCGAGGCTAGTAATGCAACTGGTGTCATCGATCCAATTACTGGTTTGTTGACAGAAGGGTATGCGGTACTTGAAAGAGATAAGTACAACAGACCGACTATAGAGGCGTATTTTGGTCCCGGATATACAGATTATTATTATGCTGATAGCAGCATTGAAGATAATCGAATTGAACATAATTTTAACCATCCATTATTGGTTCCTGTTGTTCATCGACCTGATCCAGTTCGTCCATTTGGACGTTCACGCATTACTCGTTCAGGAATGTATTATCAGCGCTATGCTAAACGAACACTTGAACGAGCTGATGTGACTGCTGAATTTTATTCGTTTCCACAAAAATATGTTGTGGGTACAGATCCTGATTCTGAACCGCTTGATAGTTGGAAAGCCACTGTTTCGGCGATGCTTGAATTTACAAAAGGTGAAAGCGGTGAAAAGCCAACGCTTGGGCAATTCACGACATCAAGTATGACACCTTTCACCGAACAATTGAAAACAGCCGCTGCTGGCTTTGCTGGAGAAATGGGACTAACAATGGATGATCTAGGCTTTGCATCAGATAACCCTTCAAGCGTAGAAGCAATCAAAGCAAGTCATGAAAATTTGCTACGGAGTACCCACTTTTTGCTAATTGTTCAGCCCAGACACTATAA